GAAGAAATATCGGTACAAGCCCAATTATTAGTGCCAACTTCGTTGTAAATGTTGTAATTGTCGATTACGTCACAACAAGAAGCACCACGCCAAGGGCCATCTGTATAAGCAATTTCAGTAAAAGTATCTGTAGCAGGAACGTAATAATAGCGTTCTAAGCCATCCACAATAAATGCAAAAATGCCATCTGTAGGGCTTCTATTATAAGAAATCTGACATGGGCCAGTAGTCGTATCAATAGTGCCAATTAATGTTGCGTTATAAGCCTCATCTATTTTATAAACTTGATCAGCGCAAATCACAATCATAATAAAAGGAATGGTTCCATGCAAAGGAAACATTGCTCTTACCTCTCCAGGTGGTAGCTGAACTACTTCAACAAGTCCTGGCGTTGGATATAAAGCTATTGCACCTCTAGATCCTTGACCTTTATTAGGATCAATTTCTAAATAAAAGTTAATACATTCCTGATCATCTTGATAGATGGAAGGAGCTTCATAGGATGGGCCAACAAAGCCAAAATCCATAAATTACTCGCTTTCCTTGTATGAATCACCACGCAACAAGGTTTTCATGCTTGCACGACTTATATTAAATTTTTCCATTAATTGTGGAATAGTCATACCAGTTTTCCTAAGTAAACGAGCTTCTCTAGCTTGTTCCATTGTAAGCTTGCAACGAGGGCCTTTACCACCACTAAAGTCTGGGCTACGACCTTTTGCAGCTTTATCAGCCATATTGTCAGCATGAGTGCCAACCCATAAATGCTTTGGATTGCAACAAGAAGGATTATCGCAAGTATGTAAAAGAAAGCCTGTTTCATTTTGAGAAGTTGGAGCATTAAGATTGATTGTATTTGGATAGACAAGCGAATAGATGACTCTATGGGCATAGTAGCCTTTGTCATTAATCCAAGTCCTTCCATAGCCATCATGATTCTTAAAACCTTTCCATTCCCAACATTCATCTTCACCACGCTTATCAATTTTGCTCCAAAGAACTTCAGGAGTGTTTGCTGGTCTGCCTGGTTCTCCTACTTCTCTACCAATTTTTCTTGCATAAGCTTCGTTGTCTTTAAATCTTTTTATTGCTTTGTTTACTTCTAATTTCTCTGCTTTTAATTCTGCTAGTGTTTTCATGATAAGACTCCTTTATAAGAATCTTTATTATATCACACTAGCGGACAAACCCTCTACCTAAAGAAACCCCCACTGAGTATCCAACCAGCATCACGACTACGACCCACCAACATAGAATCTGGATAACCAGCAGCAGCTATTGGTCGCATATTGTTGCGTTTAATAGTTGACTTAGATTGAGCTGCATAAGCATTAATCATGCCAATTTGCGTTGCAGAAGCTTTTCCATACATCGGCATCAAGCGTTCAGCCAAATTCCATCTAAGAGCCATTGAATAGCCTTGTGGAAGCACAATATCATCATACAAAGTTTCATAATTGCTGAAAATGGTAGATGAGAACATATGCATCTCACCTTGTGCTGGATTAGGCCATACAAAGACGTTACCAGTATCAGCATTAGGATTGTAATAAAGAGCTTTAGGCCAAGGGCCATTCAAAGTCTTTAGACCAATTTGATTGTAATTGTCTAAAGACAAAACAGCTACTTGGTAATCTAAACCGCCATTGGGAACAGCCTCACCATTTGACTGAGTGTTTACCCTTACATAAGCTTGATCAATAAACAATGGTTTTTGATAATAAGCAGTAAGAAGCTGAGAAGCTACTGGAGTTGGATAAGTAATATTTAATCGATAAGTACCAACTTCATTAACTTGACCACCAGCACCAGTAATAAACTCAACAATCTTAGTGCCAGCAATAATGCCTGTACCTTTTAAAGTTTGTCCTTGAGCTACTGCACCAGTTGTAAGACCAGTTACAGTTAAGACATTTCCTATAATTGATCCTGTAAAAGATGCGCCAATGTAATTTGCAGTTGATGGATTAGGGCCAATGGTATATTGAACCTGACCAGAGATTAAAGGAAATATGATTTCTGTGGTATTAAATACCATCATATCTTCGTTTGACCATTGATCAATCAGGTCATTAAGCATATCAAAAGCATCTTGAGCAGAATCAGCCGTTGGAACTTCTCCAGCTTCTAATGCGCCAATATCTTTTAATGCCCTACTAATAATGTCGATAGGTTTTGTCATTGAGTAAACTCCACAATATCTCCAACATTTAAACCGCTAATAAATGTAATGGTTGAGGTATTTGTTTCATTGTAATTTAACGTATTAACTTGCTTTGATCCATTTACAAAAACATACAAAGAATTTGATCCCAACAAATAAGTAAATGGTACTGTGCAAACAGTTTGACCTTGAGTCGCTGTTATATATTCTTCTTGACCAGTAGAAGGAAGTCCTTGCAAGTTATCCATGCTCCAAATTTGAACAAAAGCAGCAGTTTGCAATACAAATTTATATGAAACACCGCTTGAAAGCCATATTTCACTTGGAGGTCTGCCAGCAGAATTTAATACAATAGGATTGGAATTTTGAATAGTTCCAGATGCAGATGTATAAGTAGCTTGCGGAGTGGATGTTCCTGCCAAATAGGTGTAAATAAGCCCACCTGACAAAGGAACTCCGTCATTATCAAAAAATTGCCATCCTGCGCCACCAATAGGTGAAAGATTAACTGCCATATAAGCTCCTAATTAGGGGTAAAGACTTGAGGCAACCAAGGCGCAACAACAGTATCTTGCTTATTTAGCTCATTTAACTGTTCTTCTAGCCTAGATTTTATAAGGTTTATGCCGTCTTTCATAGTTTCTTGTTCAATCCAAGAAGCCACCATTTCTTCTGTAACTTGATCAAAAGGAACTTTAGCTTCTGTTCCTTGAAACCACCAATTGCCTTCAGTTTCTACAGTTTGATCTTGATCAGTAAGGCTGACTTTGTATTTAGCATGAGTTATCAAGCCATCTTTGGCTGATATATCAAGGATTGACCATTTATAGTTCATTCGTTATCTTCTAATGTAAATGTTTTCATATTATTCCTATGGTGTAGTTGCTTTAAATGTAATGCCATCTAAAGAAACATTAGAAGCTCCAGTAATTGTTACTTCACCAGAAATATTAATGGCAATTTGACCAAAAACACCATTAGCGACAGTTGAAAACTGTAATGTTCCTGTAGGTGGTCTATATTCAACAGGCAAACTAAACGCTATTGTCCCACTAGAACCACCAGTAATTAAACCAGATAAATGAACTACGTTTTGTTCATCTCTCCAATAAGACCCAACAGGGTAAGGTGAACCATAGTTTGACCAGCCGTTAATATAAGTTAAAGGTCTTGCTTGGTTAATGTCGCCATCCCATCCACCAGCAGTATATGTTCCGCTAAATACATTAGGGCCAAAATTGTTATAACGCAAAGAAGACGGAGTTGTGTAATCTACAAGCTGATATTGAGTATTTGTAGGGTCTGTTAAAAGAATATTATGAGCAAAAACACTTGCATATAATTCACTAAAGGCCACATTAAATAAGTTGCGCCCAAATACATTTCCTGTAACTGTGCAATCTGTACAATTTTCTAAAAATATTCCAAAACAATTTGCTCTGATTCCAATACCAAGAGTACCAGGCCCAAGCGTAGCCCAAATATTATTGTTTGCAATAATCATTGAACGCAATAGATTGAAACAATATATTCCACACACTTCATTATGGTTAATTGTATTACCAACAATCATTCCGTGGTCGCCATTAATAGACCCAGTAGAATAAACAAGAATTCCCAAATGATTTCCGCAAATAGAATTATTAACTATAGATGTATTACCAGCATGATTGTTAATACCAGTATTTTTACATCCACCTATTGTATTGTTAGATATTCTGAAATATTCACCAAAATTTTGTGGAGGAGAATAAGACACTAAAGCATCTTGTGTATAAATTCCGTTATAGCATTGTTGAATAATGCAACTACTAATTTCATTTGGAATTTGGTGACCGCTTGCATCAACTAAAGTATTATTGCACCAAATACCTGTAGTTAAATCGTCAAAACGACAATTTATAACTCTTGTTCGACTTACGCCATCTAAAAATAATCCTGATTGATTTGGTTTTGAATAATCGGCATAAGAATTACCTAATACACGGACACCATTAAATTCAATATCATCAGAATTGGTTACATTAAAAACTGGAGAATCTATAGTAGTTTGTACTTGAGAACCTTGACCAATAAATGTCAAACTTTGTTTGCTTGCTACATTTAATGAAGTAACTAAATAAGTTCCTTCTGGAAAAAACAATGATTCACCTGTTGCAAGACTATCAATCGCAGCTTGAATAGCAGCGTTATCATTGGTTACGCCATCTCCAGTAGCTCCAAAATCTTTAACAGAAACTGATTCAGCTAATTTATCATTAATTGGTCTATTGATTGCTCCAGCAGGAGTTAATCCACCATTTTTAACATCATATTTTGGAATTAAAGTTGTCATATTTGCCTTTTTATAGATTTGCTGCTTTAAGTCTTGCTCTTAGAGATTGAAGTTCAGCAATAATGTTTGCCATAACTTCAGAAGTGCTTGCTTGCATTGATTGATAAACTGGTTTACCTTTTTCATCCTTTTCATCTTTTGTTCCAATTACAGAATTTGGAGATACAGTTTGAAATTCATGGGCTAAGAAACCAGCATCATTTCTTCCATCTGTTTCCCATGTAAAAGTGACAGGATTTAACGCATCAACAAAATTTCCAGAATTTTTTAATTTTTGAATATTGTTTTTTAATCGGTAATCTGAAGTTACATTGTAAGTAGTTACAGAACCGCTAGAACTAATGTTTCCTGCAGCTACATATCCGCTTCCTGGGTCTGTATAAAAATTAACATGAGAGCCTGAAGTTGCAGATAATCCCCAAGCGGAATAATTACTTGGTGCTCTTATTGTTAAACCACCAACACCATTAAATATATTTCCATTTACTCTATTTGTAATTGGATTTGTTGAAAAAGTACCTGTGTAAATATTTCCTGATACAAATAAATTACTTGCTCCTGCATCTGTAGTGTTACCAATAGAAACACCGCCAGAGCTAAATAGTCTTATTCCTTCTGTTAAAGCAGCAGCCCCTAAAGAACCTCCTGGTTTATAAGAAAAAACCATGTGATAGCCATAGTTGCCATCATCTAAGCTATTGATTCTTCCTGTAAAAGGTTGACTTGTACCGCTATTATAAAAATTAATAGCTGCGCCATTTCCTGAACCGCCAGCATTATTATTTAATGTTAAAGTATTAGTTACTGTAGAGGCTGTATTTAAATCACTTTGTATTCTTCCGATAGGGCTTGTTGTTCCAACACCTAAACGATGATTTGTAGCATCCCAAAAGAAATTAGCGTTATCTTGACTGTAAACACCTGAAGCTCCTGCATAAACTATTGAGCCAGCCGTAAATGCAGTTGATGTTCCTGTACCGCCATAAGAAACTCCTACAGTTGTTCCATTCCAAGTAGCAGTACCAATAGCACCAGCACTTGATAAAGTCATTAATGCTGTAGTGCCTACACCTCCGTTATACCAAGCAAATCCATCAGAAGTTCCTGCACTAAATCTAGCCGTAGGTGATACATAATCAATCACCAGACCATCGGTATAAGTTGTACCAGCATATAGACCTTTAGCCCATACACCGCCACTAGACATTAAGTTAGAACCAGTAACCGCAGCAGCATCAGTACCGCCAATAGCAGGAGGAGAAGCTAGATAAGTAGAAAAACCTGTTCCTGATACTGTTGAGCTTGCAGAGAGAGTAGTAAATGCTCCTGTAGAAGCAGTTGTTGATCCTACTGTGCCATTATGAGGCCCTGAAAAGCCTGTTGCAGTCAAAATTCCTGTATTTGGAACAAAACTAATTTTTGTAGAACTAGTAGTAATTGGTAAATTACCAGTAGTTGTAGAAACTAGCGTTGGATACCAAGTTGCAACAGAGCTTGTATTGTCAGTTACGGCTACGTTATTCGCATTTGTAGCAGTTGTAGCTGTTCCTGCGCTACCAGCAGAACCACTAATATTGACCGCTAAAGAAGTAATTGATCCGCTTGCAGCGTTCAAAACAACGGCAGTTGTGCCAATATATAGCGTTGAATTGCCTAAAACACCACTAGGAATAGTTCCTGATAGCTGTCCTGCTGGCAAAGAAGTTAAGTTTGCGCCTGATCCGCTAAATCCTGTGGCTGTAAGAAGGCCAGTAAAAGGATTGAACTGGTACTTAGTAGAACTTGTATATTCAGTTGTAAGGTTTCCAGTTGTTTGATTAGCGAATAAAGGATAACGAGTTGCATTTGTAGTGGTGTCATCGGTAACAGTCGCATAGGA